TGGTTAGAGCAAGCTTCGCTTGCTATGAAGTACGGAAGGCATTATGCAGAATGTAGAAGAACATTTACAGAAGCTGAAGAAAAGGTAAAAGTAATTAGAGCTGAGTTGATTAAAAGAGCTAATTCTGATCCTGTTAGGTTCTGTAAGAAAGAAAAACCAAATGGTGCAGACATTGAAGCCTATTACAGAAAACATTCTAAACATATAGCTGCTAAAGAAGAGTGGCTTGCAGCTATGTATGAATTAAACATGGCAGAGATTGCTAAGAATGAAATTAGCTTTACCAGGAAAGTTGCTTTAGAAAATCTTGTAAAACTATATATAGCACAATATTTTGCTGGACCTAGTATGCCAAGAGATTTGGTTTGGGAAGTAAAAGAGAAACAAAAAAGACTTGATGGTAGAATTGCAGCAAAATTAATAAGAAAGAACAAAACATGAAAGAGATTTTATTAATCCTGTCAGGACTTATTACAATGTTTTTATTTGTATATTTACTTGGAAGAACTTTCTTTAAAGCAGGATTACATGAGATTGATAACTTTCTAAATAAAAAATTTATAAATAGTATTAATCATAAAAAAGAAGAAGAAAATGGCAAAAAGAAAGAGTAGTTTTCGTGGTAAAGTTGCTGCTAATGCAAAAAAATCAGCAGAAAGAGGAGCAACTTATGGATACTTATCCTTAAAGAAAGGTATAAGTATATATGCTCCAAAACCAGGAGCAAAAAATGTTAGATTAGATTTCTTACCTTATGAAGTAACAGATCCAAAACATCTCGATAGAGATACTGATCTTAATACAGCAATGGTGGGGGATTTATGGTGGAAAAGACCATTCACAATTCATAGAAATGTAGGTGGTGGTAATGGAGATACATGTGTTTGTCCTAGATCAATAGGAAAACCATGTCCTATTTGTGAAGAACGTGCTAAACAACAAAAGAATGGAGCAGATAAAGATGATCTTAAGCCAATGAATTCTTCACAAAGGAATTTATATATAGTAATTCCTTTAAATTCTAATGATCATGAAGAAAAACCTCATGTATTTGATATTGCTCAGACATTATTTCAAGACTTATTAAAAGATGATTTGGAAGAAGATGATAGTCATGAAGCATTTATGGATCTAGAAGAAGGAGAAACTTTAAAAATAAGGTTCTCTTCAGAAAAGATTGGTACTGGTAAACCTTATGCTGAGGCAAAGAAAATTGAGTTTCTTGAAAGGGAAGAAGATTATGACGAAGACATTTTAAAAGAAGTTCCAAATTTAGATGAATTACTTATAGTTTTGTCTTATCAAGAACTTAAAGCTAAATTCTTTGAAATGGAAGAAGAAGAAGATGCTGGGGGATTAGAGGAATACAAAAAACCTCGCAAGAAAAAGAAAGCTGCTCCTATCGAAGACGACGATGACGACGATGACGATGAAGACGACGATGACGATGAAGAGGACGAAACCCCAAAAAGATCTAAAAAGAGTCTAAAGAAAAAGAAACCTGCTCCTGTTGAGGAAGACGATGATGACGACGATGATGACGACGACGACGACGACGACGATGACGACGATGATGAGGACGAGCCTATTCACAGGTCAAAAAAAAAGAGCACTACGAAGATGACCTCCCGTTCTAAAACAAAATGTCCACAAGGTTTTAAATTTGGTAAAGATTTTGATCAATATGATGATTGTGAAGATTGTGATCTTTATGATGCTTGTGGGGATGCAAATGAAAACTGATTATGTTAAATTTTGACAATAAAAAAAAGATTAGTAAATTTGTGGGGTGTAGAATTACCCCACAAATTTATGAATATATGACATTATATTCAATGGCTAAAGGGATTCCTAAAACTAGAATAATAAAAGGTCTTCTTCATGCATGGATGCTTGATAAACTAACAAAAGATTCAAATCTTTGTTTAAACGGAGAAATTGCCAATCATATTAATTCTCAGTGGATTACTTCCCGAATATTAAACCCATTGTTATCTTTTTCAGAGTTTAAAGAAATTATAAGACAAGACTTAATAGAAAAAGGGGTATTAATGCATGATGTTGTTTTAATCTTAAAGAGAGTAAAAGAAAAATGAAAAGAACAAATAAACCAGAATCCCTTAGTACCCAAATGAAGAGAAAAATAACTAATCCAACGATTAAAAAACTAGAATTGGATGGTAATTTTGATATAATGACAAGTACGGGATCTACTCAATTAAATTTAGCTATTTCAGGAAATAGAATTCGTGGAGGAGGTCTTCCCGGTGGTATTTTAATTGAAGGGTTTGGACCTAGTCAAAGTGGGAAAACAACAGTATTATGCGAAATTGGTGGAAATGCTCAACGCAAAGGAGGGGATGCTCAATTTCATGATCCTGAAGCACGATTAGATAAACAATATTTTGCTTTGTATGGTATTGACATTGAACCTGAAAATTATTATCAACCTGATACAGTAACTGAAATATTTAAAAATGTTCGTAAATGGGAACCTAACGCATCTAAGAAAAAAGTAGTTAATGTTGTTTTAGCTGATTCATTAGCAGCTCTTTCCACTGATATGGAAATGGATAATGATGACGGTGATAAAATGGGAATGAGAAGAGCAAAGGAATTTAGTGAGCAGTTAAGAAAAACTTGCAGAGTTCTAAAACAAAAAAATCTATTATTAGTTTGCTCAAATCAAGTTCGAGTAAATACAGATGCTGTTGGAAAATTCAGTCCTAAATATTCTACTCCAGGAGGGGAAGCTATTAAATTTTATTCTAGTGTTCGCATAAAATTTGATAATCCTAAAAAGATTTATAAAGAAATAAAACATGCCGGAAAACTTATCAAAAAAGTAATAGGAGTCACTGTTCAAATTGAGGTGGTTAAAACAGTAGATAAGCCATTTAGAAAAGCTCCTGTAACTATTATATTTGATTATGGCATAGATAATATCCGGGATAATCTCCAATACATAAAAGACTTTACTAAAAATACTACTTATTGTGTAAGAGATAAAAATTTAGGGACTTCAATGGAGGAGGCTATTAGAAAAGTAGAATCTTTAGAATTAGAAAAAGTTCTTGAAGATGAAGTAATTGACCTTTGGGAATTAATTGATAGTAAATTTGAATCAAATCGCAAACCAAAAAAACGATGAAAAGAACTAAAATAACAAAAGGATCTCCTTATAGAGTATTCATGGGAGTAGACAATGGTGTGTCAGGAGCAATAACTATTCTTTCTGAGTCTGGAATCGTTTTACTGCACATTAAAACTCCTATCAAAAATTGCCTTAACTATACAAAGAAAAAGGCATTTATGAACAGAGTAAATTTTCCAAAATTAAAACGCATCTTAAGCAGTTGGGAAAATAATTGTACTCCTTTTTGTATGATTGAGAGGCCTATGGTAAATCCTATGCGGTGGGTTGCTTCTGTGAGTGCTTTACGATGTTTGGAAGCCTCTGAGATATTACTTGAAGAGTTGCAAATACCATATCAGTTTATCGACTCTAAAGAGTGGCAGAAGGCATTACTTCCGTCAGGACTTAAAGGACCTCAATTAAAGAAAGCAGCTCTTGATGTTGCTAAAAGACTATTTCCAAAACAAATGATTGTAAATGCTGATGCATTATTAATAGCAGAACATTGTAGGAGGACAAGAAAATGAAACAAGAATTAATAGATCAATTTATTACTGATATAAATAACTTAAATGTAGAAGTATCTAAAATACCAAGTCCTATGTTACAAACAATAGCATGGATGAAAGGCCTTGTAAATCTTTTAAATCCAATTTGGCAAGATGGACATGCTGTAGGATTAGAAGAAGGAAAAAAACAAAAAGCATCAACAGTCATTAAAAAGTTGACAAATGAAAATTGAAACCAAAAAGATAGAAATTATGACAGCAAAAAAAGGAACACCAAAACAAGACGGATCAGGAAAAGGTAACAGAGATAATAAAGGTCGCGGAGGTTGTAAACCTACCAAATCTACAGGAAAGGGGTGCAATTAAATACACAGAAAAAAAGCATCCTGACGGGGTGTTGGTAAAAGCAGAAGTTTATTTTATAAAAAAGAAAGATGATTAAATCAGTAGACATAAAAAACTTTCAAAGTCATATAAAAACATACTGGGAATTTGATCCCGGAGTCAATATTATTGTAGGTTTATCAGATTCTGGAAAGTCCGCTTTTATGAAAGCTCTTCGTTGGGTTAAAGACAATCGTCCTTCAGGGGCAGAGTTTAAATCTTGGCCTAGTGTAAATGACGGAGGTCCTACATCTGTTGAAATAAGCACTGAGGAAGGATCTGTTACTCGTAGTAAAGATAAAATAGAAAAATACATCGTTAGAAAAACAGGAAAAAAAGACTTATTGCTTAAAGCATTTGGAAGAGGTGTTCCTGAAGAAGTAACACAATTTCTTAATCTCAATGAAATAAATCTACAACATCAATTAGATCAACATTTTCTTTTGAGTAAAAGTCCTGGAGAAGTAGCAACTTATTTCAATAAGGTTGCTAAACTAGACAAAATTGATTTAAGTCTTTCTAATATTAAGAAATGGATTACTTCGTTATCACAGGATATCAAATATAAAAGGCAGCAACGAAAGGATTTTATAAACCAATTAGAATCTTTTTCTCATCTTGATAAATTTGAGATAGAGGTTGAAGTATTGGAGGATATGCAAAAAAGAGTCCTCAGTAAACGATCCTCTGAAAGGAAATTGCAGAATTTATGTACCACATATCAAGAAAATAAGATAGAGATTGAATCCTATCAACCTTATCTTGAGATAGAAGAACCCTTAAATGAAATTCTAAGTTGGATTAAAGAAAAAGAAGATTTAGAATCAAAACGAAGTAAACTCACAAGTCTAATCGAACAGGC